GTTCTGGCTGCTGGGTGTGGCTGCAACGGTAGGCGTGGTCGCCGCCATAGTTGGCTGGGCTTTCCCGAGGCATTGAGTTATCCCGTTCGCTTCCAAGTCGGCATGTCGCGGATGCGGCAGATCTACCGCTGGTGCATGGTGCGTCAACTGCGCGCCGGCGGCCGCCGCTCCGAAGCGAGAGAATGCAGCAAGGCGTGGCTATGATCGGCACTGGAGAGCCTACAGATGCAACTATCTTGAAGCTCACCGTCTCTGTGTTGACCCTGACAAGCGTCACGTTGGCGTGTTCGTGACTGCAACTGATGTGGATCACATCATTCCAGTGGATGGTCCTAGCGATCCGCTGTTCTGGGATGAAGATAACCATCAAGGATTATGTCACGAGTGTCACGGCTTTAAGACTGCGAAGGAAGATGGCGGGTTCGGTAACCGTGTTGGAGGGGGTAGGGGGGTGTAAATCTCTTCCGACCATGGCCCGTAGACCGTGCCCCAGAAACACTCACACGTCCACAAAATGAAAGTTTTCAGCCAATCGCGCGGCAAGGTAGGACACATTGCTTTTATGCCCTATGATGCCGTTGAAATGGCCGGAGTATCCCCCACAAGCTCTCAGAAGCCCCGCCAACATTCGCGGAGATACCTCAAATGCCTGGAAGACCTCCCAAGCCGACAAAGCTCCTGGAGCTGACAGGCGCATTCCGCAAGAATCCTGCTCGCAAGCGCGCAAGGAACGGCGAGCCGGAATCCGCCCCCATCGGCGGCCCTCCGGCGAAGTGGATGATCTTCCATCCAGACACGGGATTCGGCAAAGCCGAGAAGCTCCGCGCAATCTGGGATAACTGCTGCTCCATGTGGCCCTGGATGGAATACGCCGATCGCGATGCGCTGGAGGACTACTGCCGCTGGAAGCTGGAAGTCGACGAAGGCCGAAAGCTTTCCGGCGCTGAGATCTCCGCGATGAAGAGCATCCGTTCTGAACTCGGCGGAACCGGCAGTGGCCGCGCGCGCCTCGGCGTCCGTTCTTCGCGTCCAGGCGTTCCGGCAAAGCTGGCGAAGATCGCGGATCCGCGCGCCGCGTTCCTGGCGCAGAAATACGGGTAATGCGCATCGATGTCCAGCCGCCCCCGGTCCGTTGCCCAGAAGTACATCGCCGACGTGCTCGCCGGCCGTGTGCTCACATCGAAGTTGGTTCGCCTTCAGATCGAGCGCCACGTCCGCGATCTGAAGGAAGGCTCAAAGCGCGGCCTGGTCTTCAGCCGCAAGTCGGCGCAGCGCGTCATTGACTACTTTCCGCTCTTCTGCTGTGGCGTCGACGGCGACTACTACGGCGTTCCCATCGTTCTCGACCCGGCATGGCAGGCGCTGCTCTGGATCCTATATGGCTGGAAACGTAAGGATGAGAAAGGGCGCAAGCGTCGCCGCTTCAAAATTGCCTACAGTGAGATGGGGGCGGGTAATCTTAAGTCCCTCATCCTCTCCGGCCTCTGTCTCTATGAGCTCCACGCCTTCGGTGAGCGCGGCGCCCAGGTCTACGCCGCGGCCACCGATCGCAAAACCGCACGCCGCGTCTTCGATACCGCCTCCACGATGGCTAAGGAGTCGGAATACCTTCGCAGCCAACTCCTCATCGGCAAGGAGAACATCGCCGACGTCGGCACGAACAGCAAGTTCGAACCCTGCGCTTCTGAGGATCAGAACCTGCAGGGGCTACGGCCTTCCTTTGTCTGCATTGACGAGCTGCACGCGCACGCCAATGACGGCGTGTGGAACGCCTTCTACAGCCGCCTGGGTAAAACTACCCAGCCGCTCATGTTCGCAATTACCAACAGCGGCTACAACCGCAACTCTGTTTGCTACAACCAGCGTGAGTATTCCGAGAAAGTTCTCAGCGGCATCATCCCGGACGACACATGGTTTGCCTGGATCTGCGGTCTCGATCCGGAGGACATCGAAGATCCCGACGGCTGGCAGGACGAAACCAAGTGGCCCAAGGCGAACCCTTGCTGGGGCACGGCCATCAAGCTCGCTGAAATGCGAGAGCAGGCCGTCAAAGCCCAGGGCGATCCCAGCTCGCTCAACACGTTTCTTCGCTTCCGTCTCTGCATCTGGACCACGAATTACTCCATGTGGATGCCCATGGATAAGTGGGAGCTTTGCAAAACTGCTATCCCCCGCGAGCAGCTCAAGGGCCGGCGCTGTTTCGGCGGCCTCGATCTGTCCACCACTACCGATATTTCGGCCTTCGTTCTTCTGTTCGAACCAACTCCGGAGGATCCGCTCTGGCATGTTCTGCCGTTCTTCTTTCTGCCCAAAGACAACATCGCCTTCCGCTGCAAGCGCGATCGCGTTCCCTATGACGTGTGGCAGCGCGCAGGCCTCTTTGAGCTGACTGAAGGCAACATCATCGACTATCGCTTCATCCGCGCCCGTATCAATAAGCTCGCTGCGGAGTTTCAAATCGAGCAGATCGCCTACGATCGCTGGAACTCAACCGACATCGTCACCAACCTCACTGAAGACGGCTTTGAGATGGTCAAGGTCGGCCAGGGCTTTGCCAGCATGGCCGCCCCCACCAAGCGCCTGTTGGAGCTTGTGCTCGGCGGTGAAATCGCTCACGGCGGCAACCCGGTCCTGCGTTGGATGGCCTCCAACGTTATTGTTGAAACGGATCCGGCCGGCAACATCAAGCCGGACAAAAGCAAGAGCCGCGAAAAGATCGATGGAATTGTCGCCCTCATCATGGCCGTCACCGGCGTGATGGCCGCAACGGCGCCATCCTCAAACGAACTCATCGTGTTCTAGGGAGCCGCATGGGAATTTTCGCCGGACTACTCGAAGATCAGCGCCAATCACTGGCAGTTGAGCGCCGATCGAACCTCGAAAACCCGTCGGTCCCGCTCTCACTCGCCTCGTTTCTAGGCTGGCTTGGGGCCGGTGAACCCACGGCTTCGGGTGAAGTCATCAACGTCCAGACCGCCATGCAGGTCACCGATTTCTATATCGGCCTGCGCTGGCTTGCCCAGGCCGTCGCTTCGTCGCCTCTCGTCATCTATGAGCTGCAGGGAAACGGCACAAAAGAGCGCATCGATCACGATCTGACGTGGATCCTCGCCAACGAGCCCAATGACGAGATGTCCGCGGTGCCTTTCTGGGAGTCGCAAGTCGGCGCCATGGCTTCCGCCGGCAACAGCTATGCGGAGATCATCCGCGACGGCGCAGCTCGCCCGCGCGGCCTCTATCCGCTCTCGCCTGGCGTCACCGAGCCGCGGCGCAACAAGAATGGCGTTCTTGAGTATGTAACCCGCTCCGGAATGCAAACCGGCATCGAGCGCGTCATCGCCAAAGAAGACATGGTCCACTGCCCCCTGTTCTCTTTCGACGGGTTGAAAGGTTTCTCGCCAGTCACCTGCGCGCGGCAAACGCTCGGCCTGGCGCGGGCTACTGAGAAATTCGGTGCAAAGTTCTTTGGCAATGGCGCCATGCCGCTTTCCATCTTTACCCCGGAGGTGGGCAACAAGGTTACGCCCGATCAAGCCGCCGCGCTCAAAGAGTCTTTCGAGCGCAACTATGGCGGAGAAAATTCGCTGCGCACCGCCGTGCTCACTGGCGCGTTCAAGCTTCAATCGCTCGGCTTCTCTCCCGAGGATTGCCAGTTCATCCTCACCCAGGGTTTTACTCGTTCCCGCATCGCCGCCTTGCTCGGTCTTCCGCCTCACGTTATCGGAGACACAACCAGGCTCAGCAACAACAACCACGAAAATCAGACTCTGCAGCTTGTTACTGACACGCTGCGGCCCTACTGCAACCGCATTGAGAAAGAGCTGCTCCGCAAGCTCATGCCGCGCAGCGGCCCCAAGGCCTTCAAGTACGTTATCGAGTTCGATTTCACCGAGCGCCAGCGCGGCGATTTTGTCACCACGCAGCAGGGCTTTGCTCTGGGCCGCCAGTGGGGCTGGCTCTCCGCAAACGACGTCCGCCGCGCCCTGGGCCTCAACCCTGGCGGTGCGGAGCTCGACATCTATCTGTCGCCGCTCAACATGCTTGACGCCAAGCAGGTCCTGCTCATGCCGCCACCCAGCGACGATAACGACGAAGCCGGCGCGGCGCTCGATGAAAGCCAGCGCACAGTTCTCGCCCGCTATGTCGTTCGCTATGGCAAGGCCTTTGTGCAAGCGTTCCAGGCCGCCGGCTCCGATCTTGAAAGGCTCTCGGCCGAGTTGCAGCCCGTGGTCGCTCTCATCGCCGACGGCGCAATCCATCACGATCCCTTTGGGCCCCGTGATGATTCCGCCGGTCAACGCATCGCCGGCGAAGCTATCGCTGCCGTCATACGCCGCTTGAAGAAACGCGGAGCCGCCTGGATCTTCGACGTCAACATCTGCCGCGCGGAGTTCCGCCGCGTCATCCGCGCCATTCACATCCGCACCGCCCGCGAAAGCGCAGCCATCGTTGCTTCGCGGCAAATCGAACCTGAAACCGAGGAGGAAGAACATGGCGATTGAACGCCGCTTCATCAAGGGCGCAAGCATCCGCGCCGTCAAGGGCGACAAGCCCGGCATCGCGGGCATTGGCGTTGTCTATGACCAGGTCTATGACAATGGGTGGTTCAAGGAAGTGGTCAAGCCCGGCGCTTGCGCCCGCGTCCTCAGCGAGAGCCAGGACGTGCGCTGTCTCTTCAATCACGACGTCAACCAGGTCCTGGGCCGCACTAAATCCGGCACGCTCCGCCTGCAGGATTCCTCCGAAGGCTTTGGCTTCGATTGCGACACGGATCCGGCAACCAGCATCGGTGCCGACGTCCGCTCCATGATCGAGCGCGGCGACGTCGACGGCTGCAGCTTCAGCTTCAACGTCCGCAAAGACACCTGGTCTGACGAGTTCGATGAGAACGGCCGTTATGTTTCCAGCACGCGGTCAATCGAAGACATCGACATGTTTGACGTCGGCCCCGTCACCTTTCCGGCCTACACGCAAACCAGCGTGGGCGCGCGTAGCGCCTGGCCGGATGGTGTGCCGGCAGAGCGCCGCAGCCACATTGAGCAGCTCCGCGCCGCGCCGATCCGCAGTAAGCGGGATGAAGGTTGCGAGTGCAACTGCGAGCCGTGCGACGCCGGCCGCTGTGAAGACTGCGACAACCCTGACTGCAGCGACGAAAACTGCCGTTGCGAAGGTTCGCGTTGCCGGTCGCTGTTGCTTCGCGCTCGTGCCCATATTCACGCCGCTTAGAGCCGCTTTCGAGGTGAGAAAATGAATTCAAATATTCGTGTTTTCGATGTCCGACTCATGAAAATCTCGCGCGAACCTGCTCGCTTCTTGCCGCTTGAAATCGTAGTCATAGCTGATTCTTTTCCGCAGGCTGCTGAGGCGGCGGTGATTCGCGCAAACGATATTGTAAAAACTCGCGCCTTAA